TTCATAACTATAAAAATTAACACCATTTACAAAAAAAGATCTAAAAATACAAATTAAAAAACCATTATATAATTTACCCCTATTAAATGCTTCTTTTATAGACTTACAAGAATCATTTTGCATTCGAGTTTTAATTGTATCTATTGGATACGTAAAAACCCAAGAACTCAATCCTGCAAATCCACCACATAAAAATATAGGTAATTGTTTCTCCTTTAATGTGCGATATGTAAAAAAATATAAAAATGTAGAAGGCACTTCACAAGCACATACAACATGGAAATTTTTATAAGAATTTAATATATTTTTAAAATTTAAAGGAAATTTGTAATTATGTTGTGACATTATTTTGAATTTATCGAATGGTGTTAGAATAATAGTTGTTGTCGCTGCTGTTAAAAAATTACTTATATACTTATTATCAATATTATTTAAAAAAAAATTATTTAATCCAAATGCTGTTGAATTGATAAAAGAATGTTGCATCATAGGATATTTTATTCCTTTAAATAAACGTTTTTTTGATATTTTTGATATATCTATTCTTCTACCACTTTGACGTAATGTTTTCATTGTATCAAATGGATAACCTAATAAAATATGCAACATTCCTGAAAAAGATGAACTTATTAATGATATTTTCATCGGAATCTTTTCTTCATTCATATTTATTTATTAAATAAATATAAATTTAAATCTTTAATTTGAATAATTTTCTATTTTATCAATATCCATAATATTTGCATCCGGTTCTATTTCATTTACCATATATTGATTAAAAAAATCAAATTCTAATTGTTTTTCAGGTGTATGTTTATGAACTGTTCGCGCTATCATTTTATATAATTTGAAATTTGGATATCTTTCATTTCCATTTTTCTTATATAATACATTTAATTCATTATCATCCGTACACCATCTATGAATTGTTTTTTGTAATTCATCCATATCTTCATATTCTTCTTCATCTATAATAAAATCGTAAATAGAACATCCTAGACGACATAAATCAAAACTCATATTTGGTTCAATACGAGGTTTATTTTTATTATAAAATGGTTCACAATTATATTGTGTGGCAGCATCTCCTCCTTGTGCGAAACTATCACTACAAAATATTTTTCCTTGATATTTATAAATACTTCTACCAAAATCAATTATTTTATATATTTTTCCATATGTTGGAATTTTATAGTATTTATTGTTATATTTATAATAAAGATACTCTTCGTCTGTTTCTTTATAAACAATATTATTTGTATGTAAATCATTATGTGTAAATTGAAATGCCTTTTGATACGTTAATAAAGACATTATTATTTGTAACAAAGCAGCTGAACCATTTTCTTCGTTTATTTCTTCATTTTCAAATAATGAATCAATTGTACCATCGCATTTTTCTAGACAAATCATTTGTACTGGAAAATTATTAATATATGCAATTATGTTCTCTTCAATTGAATCACTACTTTCTTCATCATCACTGTCATCTTCTTCACTATCTTCTTCTACATTACTATTGTCACTATTATCACTATTTTCTTCTTCACTTTCTTCATCACTTGTTACACTTTCTTTTTCATTTTTTGTATATATTTCTTCTAATTCTGGAATATCAAGTTCATTTATTGTTGTATATTCTTCCAATGGTATTGCTTCACAATCATAATCAACATTATTTTCTGAAATATTCAATTTATTTCTATTTGTTCTCGAATAATTCATATACTGTCTAAATAAATCAAAGCGACTAATACTAAATAATTTATTTAAATGATCTGAAAAGAAATTAGAATCACCCAAATATTCAAAATCGTCACTTACATTCATTTTATACTTCTTTTGTACTGTTAAAAATGAGCCATAAAAATCGATACTATTTAAAAAATTGTTATTATGTAATAATTTACTTGCTAAAAAACTGAAAAAATTATCAACATAAGATGAATTATTTAGACACATTAATTTTTCATGTATGTTCTCCTCTTTGTTATATTTAGGTAAAGTACGAATATTATCATTTGTTACATCATATTTTCCAATCATATATCGGATTGGATCCAATAAAGGAGAAAATTTGATAAAAATATTCTTTTTCTCTTCTTCATTATTTTCAATATTTTTAACTGTTTCCAAATCAAGAATTTGATATTTATTATTAAATCCTACTTTATTATAATTACTTTCATTCATATTAAAAAAAACTGAATATGTTGGATTATATTTTTGTACTTCTGCATCTATATAAGGATTATAATCTACATTTTTATCTTCTTCACTTGCTTCAAATTGTGATTTCATAGTATCTAGATTAATATCTTCTAAAATAGAATATGTTAGTTGGAATTTTTCTATATCTCCCATTTATAATCAACAAAAATATTAAAATTGTAAAATATAAACGGGTTCGTCCATTATTTGTTAAAAATATATATATACTATTCAAATGACTTTGGAATTAAAAAAATTTAATATGAGAGATATTACATTTAAAGCCCATGAAAATAAAGGTCCTGTTGTGGTTCTCATTGGAAGGCGTGATACTGGTAAAACATTTTTAGTAAGAGATTTATTATATTATCATCAAGATATTCCTATTGGTACTGTTATTTCAGGTACTGAAGCTGGTAATGGTTTTTACAAAGAACATGTACCTAAACTTTTTATTCATGATGAATATAATACGGTTCTCATTGAAAATATTTTAAGACGTCAAAAAACTGTTTTAAAACAAATGAAAAAAGAAGTTGAAACATATAAAAAAACTACTATTGATCCAAGAGCATTTGTTATTATGGATGATTGTTTATACGACCAAAGTTGGACTCGTGATAAAATGATGCGTTTGCTTTTTATGAATGGGCGTCATTGGAAGATTATGTTGATTATTACTATGCAATATCCTCTTGGTATACCACCTAATTTACGTACAAATATTGATTATGTATTTATATTGCGAGAACCTTATTTAACAAATAGAAAGCGTATATGGGAAAATTATGCATCTATGTTTCCTACTTTAGAAAGTTTTTGTGCTGTTATGGATAATACTACTGAGAACTATGAGTGTTTAGTTATTAATAATAATGCAAAATCTAATAAATTAACCGATCAAATTTTTTGGTATAAAGCTGAAAGTCATGGAAATTTCAAATTAGGTTCAAAAGAATTTTGGGAAATTAGTAAAAATATTGGCTCAGATGATGAAGATGAAGCATATGACCCAAATAATCATAAAAAGAAAAATAAAGGTGCTAATATTAATGTTAAGAAAACAAATTGGTAAATTTAATATTACAATATTATATATAATATTAAATGAATTTAGTTAATGATATTTTATTAACTGGTGAAATTGGTAATAAAGGTCGTCGTCATCATCATGGTAATGGTTCAGGAAAACAGTTACAAGAAGATATAGATATCATTGCAATGGAAACAGAACCATGTAAATTACAAAAAAAAATGCATCTAAATAAAACTGGAACCAAATTTTTAGCTTTATTCGAACATTTATGTAAAAAGGGTACAGATCCTGATTTGGCACTTATGATATTTGGAAACCCAAATTTAAATGCAGAGCAGGTAAATCTTGGCGTTAACGATCATTTATACGCAACAACAATTTTAAAAAAAATGCAACCAGAAGAAAGAGAAAAATTATATGAATTAGCGGAAACATTTATTGATCAAGGAAAGGATTTTAAATTTGATAAACAACATAATATGTTTCAAGAAATGCACAGACAACAGCAACAATTTAATGATTTGTTAAGCTTTAATTTTGGTGGAATGATGATGCAAAATTTAACTTATAATTCACCAAGAATTAGTAATGAATTTGCTAAAAATTTACTTGTTGGGGCTCATTTTGATAATATAACAAATATTAGATTACAATCATATCGTCACGAAGTCTTTGAACAAAATCCTAATATAGGTTTTTATATTTACGTTGGTGAAAATGATAAAAACATCCAAACACATTTTTTTGATTGCGAACATGAATCAGGTAAATCATTTAAAATTACCAAAGTAACAAATCAAGACGGTTGGGGGCCGAGTATTTTCGGATTTGGAAGTGAAAGTATTCCAGATAAAGACGAACATGGTTCTTATTATGATGGATTAATAAAAGAATTTGCAGTTGACGGTAAAAAAATTTTTATTGATAAAGACCCTTTTTCTGATAAAGATGGTGGTGAAAAAGAAGAATTAAAAAAAGAAGAACAACCAAGAACAAGTAAAGCTGATCCTGAAACTGAACCTGTAACTGAACCTGGACCTGTACCTGTACCTACTGTAACTGAACCTGAACCTGTAAAGCCTGAACCTGTAACTGAATCTGGACCTGGATCTGATCCTGAAGCTGTAACTGGATCTGAA